CAAACCTTTGGTTATAGGAGATGTTCAATATCCAGCTAGAATATTTTCTGCATGGACTGCAAGTGAATTAGCAGCCATTGGAATTATAGAAGTAACTTTTGATGACAGTAATAAAAAAGATGAAAAGTGGTATATAAACACTAATCAAACTTATACTTATGATGCAGATGCTGGAACTGTAACTGCAGCTTATGGAACAGCTACAGCTAAAGCACATGCAGATGCAAATGCAGTTGATGATGATGGTAATGAATTAGATCCAGTTATTGTTATTGAAGGTTTAAAAACAAAATTAATTAGAACAGTCAAAGCTCAAGCTGAAGGTTTGTTAAATCAAACTGATTGGTACATAACACGTAAGGCAGAAAAAAATACAGCTATTCCTAGTGCTATTACAACATGGAGAGATGGAATTAGAACTAAACAAGCAGCAATGGAAACATTAATTACTAACGCATCAAACACACCAGCCCTTGAAACTTTGTACACATATGTAAATACAGCTGACGAAGGGGACCCTAGAGTCTTGGAAAGACCATTAGGAGAGTTCCCAGAATTAGGATCTTAATATGCCTTTAATTTTACCAGGTAATGTAGGATCAGCAACAGCAGGTGGTTACAATGTAGCTAACTCATTAAGGTTTAATATTGGAAGCAGTGATAGTTTAACAAGAACATTAGGAACACCTAGTAACGGAAAAAAATTCACCATAAGTGTTTGGACAAAACTCATAATAGACCCTGCTGGAAATGCACAAGAAATAATGGCTGGTGGAGCAGATGGTTCAAATGAAACTTTTTTAAGATATACTTCAAATGAAACAATACAATTTAGACATGACCATGCATCAGATCAAAATTGGCAATTACAAACTAATAGAAAATTTCGAGACCCAAGTGCTTTTTATCATATAGTGGCAGCCGTAGATACAACACAAGGCACAGATACAAATAGGGTTAAAATTTATGTTAATGGAGTTCAAGAAACAAGTTTATTGACAGCAAATTATCCAGCTGTAAATGAAGAAACTTTTTTAAATGTAGATGAGGATATATGTATTGCAAAACAAGCCTATGCAGCTTCAGCATTTTTTTCAGGTTATATGAGTGAATTTGTATTTCTTGATGGACAAACTTTAGACCCAACATCATTTGGGGAATTTGATTCTGACAGTGCAATATGGAAACCAATAGCTATATCTGGTTTAACTTTTGGCAATAATGGATTTTATTTAGAATTTAAAGGTTCTGGAACAAGTGCAAATAGCTCAGGTTTAGGTGCAGATACGTCTGGAAATGATCTTCATTTTACAGTAGGTAATCTTACAGCAGTAGATCAATCTACTGATACTTGCACAAATAATTTTGCAACATTAAATCCTTTAGATAATTTTTATGCTGCTTCAACTCTTTCAGAGGGTAATTTAAAAGTGGTTACTAACGCATCAAATGAAACTTATAATACCACTACAATAGGTGCAAGTTCTGGTAAATGGTATTGTGAAATGAAACACGTATCTTCAGAACCTGATGATGATACTGGTACTAATAGAACTTTTTTTGGAATAGCAGATGTACCTACAGGACAAAGTGATTCACAAGGCACAGGAGATGTTTATATTTATAGGTCAGATGGTAGTCGTTTTGCAGGTACAACAGAAACATCAGGTTATGGTGATGCGTGGGATTCAACAGGCGAAATAATTGGTATTGCTATGGATTTAGATAATAATAAATTATATTTTTCTGTAAATGGAACATTTCAAAATTCAGGTGATCCAACATCAGGTGCTACAGGAACAGGTGCTATTGCAATTGCAGCCAATAAAACTTATTTTTTTGTGGTAGGCACTAGCACAAGTTATATAAATCCTTTTGATTGTAATTTTGGTTCTCCAATGCACAGTATCTCATCAGGCAATGCAGATGATGATGGATTTGGAAACTTTGAGTATGCAGTACCTAGTGGCTATTTTGCATTATGTACTAAAAACCTAGCGGAGTATGGATAATGGCTTATACAGATATAGACGATCCGTCAGCATACTTTCAGACAATTCTTTATTCTGGAAATGAAACAGCAAGATCAATTACTTTAGATGGTAATTCTGATCTTCAGCCAGATTGGGTTTGGATAAAACAAAGAAGTAGAGCCGATCCACATATTTTATATGATTCAGTAAGAGGAACAACAAAAGAACTATCCTCAAACACTACTACTGTAGAACACACAAATACTGCTGGATTAACTTCTTTTAATAGTGATGGTTTCAGCATTGGTAATCATGTTGACGTAAACAGGAATTCTACTACCTTTGTAGCATGGAATTGGAAAGCTGGAACAGCTATTTCTTCAGCTAGCACAGGTGGATCTGGTACTGCTAAAACATATTCTGGTACAGTAAATACAACTGCTGGATTTTCTATTATATCATATGTTGGTAATGGAACAGACAATCATCAAGTACCTCATCATTTAGGTGCAATTCCTAAAATGTTTATTATGAAAAATAGATCAAGGGATAGTAGAGGTTGGAATGTATATCATCACACACAAACTGCTTCTAATGGTGCTTTATTAAATTCTAGTGACCCTTATGGCGGAGATGGTTCAATGTTAAATAATGTTGAACCTACAAGTGTTTTTGTAAATCTTGGAGATAGTTCAGAAACAAATCAAAATGATGATAATCATATTATGTATGCGTTTGCAGAAAAAAAAGGCTACTCAAAATTTGGAAGCTATGTCGGAAACGGAAATGCCGACGGGCCATTTATTTACACAGGATTTAAACCTGCATTTACAATTATTAAAAGAGCTACAGATGGAACAGAAGCTTGGATATTACAAGATAACAAAAGAAGTCCACGAAATCCATCAGATGTTTTTCTTGCACCTAGTAATAGTGAGGCTGAATCTACAACTACTAACGCACATATAGATTATTTATCTAATGGTTTTAAGCTAAGACACAATGATACTAGAGGTAACACAACAGGCAAAACATACATCTACATGGCTTTCGCAGAAAACCCCTTCGTTACGTCAACAGGAGTGCCAACAACGGCAAGATAATTATGTTACAAAAAATAAAATTTTCACCAGGATTTAATAAACAAGTAACCTCAACAGGTGGTGAAAGCCAATGGGTTGATGGTGACAATGTTAGATTTAGATATGGTACACCTGAAAAAATAGGTGGTTGGTCGCAATTAGGTTCTGTTCAAATCACAGGTAGAACTACAGCCATTCATCATTTTGTAAATACATCGGGTATTAAGTATGCAGTTCTTGGTACAAATAGAATATTATACGCTTATTCTGGTGGTATATTTTATGATATACATCCAATTAAAGCGACAACAACTTTAACAAGTGCATTCTCTACCACCAATGGAACAAAGGTTGTAACTTTAACTTTTTCATCTGCACACAATATTAATAAATTTGATATTATACTGTTAGATAATTTTACATCTATTACTAACTCTGGTTTTGTATCTGGTGATTTTACAGATAAAAAATTTATGGTAACCTCAATACCAACAAGCACTACTCTTACAATAGAAATGGAATCTAACGAATCTGGATCAGGAGCAAGCGCATCTGGTGGAATTAGAGTTAAACATTATTATCCTGTAGGACCCGCAGTTGAGGTTGCATCTACTGGTTGGGGACTTGGATCATGGGGTGGACAACAGTTAGGTCAGTTTACATCTACACTATCATCAGGAATAAATGCAAGTGTGACTTCATTAACTATGGCAAGTTCATCTTCTTTTCCAGCAACAGGAACTATTATTGTTGGATCAGAATTAATTACATATACTGGAAATAGTGGTGGCACATTATCAGGATTAACAAGAGGTGCGTTAGGTACAACCGCTGCAATACATTCATCAGGTGCAACTGTAACCGATGCATCAAACTTTTTTGCATGGAATGCTGCAGCATCAGGAGACGTTGTAACAGCACCAGGACTTTGGTCACTAGATAATTTTGGTAATAAACTTATTGCAACAATTAATGGTGGAGAAAGTTTTGAATGGGATTCAAATCCAACAACAGCTAATAATACTAGAGCAACTATTATAACAGGCGCACCAACTGCATCTGCGTTTAGTTTAGTATCAACACCAGATAGACACTTAATATTTTTTGGAACAGAAACTACAATTGGAACTAAATCTACACAGGATCCTATGTTTATAAGATTCTCGTCTCAAGAAGATATTAATACATACACACCATCAGCTACTAATACTGCAGGTACACAAAGACTTGCGGATGGATCTAAGATTGTTGGAGCAATCAGAGGTCGTGATGCAATTTATATTTGGACAGACAGTGCATTATTTATTATGCGTTTTGTTGGTCCACCATTTACATTCTCATTTCAACAGGTTGGTACAAACTGTGGATTGATAGGACAGAATGCAGCTGTTGAAGT